CCACTGCGCACAGCGCCGCGAAATGGAGACCGGGGGTCAAATGACTGTAGAATGGCCGGCTGACAAGGTAGAGCGGCGCCCGATTGATGCGCTGATCCCTTATGCCAGAAACGCTCGCACGCATTCCGAGGAACAGGTGGCGCAGATTGCCGCCTCTATCCGGGAATGGGGCTGGACGGTTCCTGTATTGGTTGATGAGACAGGCGGCATTATTGCCGGCCATGGGCGCGTTCTAGCGGCCCGCAAGCTTGGCCTGGCAGAAGTGCCGGTTATGGTTGCGGCGGGTTGGTCTGAGGCGCAGAAGCGGGCCTATGTGCTGGCGGATAACAAGCTGGCGCTGAATGCCGGGTGGGATACCGCCATGCTGGGCAGCGAGTTGAAGGGGCTGGAGGGCTTTGACCTTAGCCTGATCGGTTTCAGTGTTGGCGAATTGTCGGCTATGTTTGACGTTCCAAACTTCGAGCCGGGCACTGAGGACCAGCAAGGCAAGCTGGATGAATTGGCGCCAAAGATGGTGCAATGCCCGCACTGCGGCCAAGAATACGACTTAAGAGAACATGGCCAAGGCTGATCTTCGCATTGATTGGGCGACGCATGAAGCGGCCCGGTATGCGTGCGAGAATTGGCATTATAGCCGCACGGTGCCGGTAGGAAAGCTGGCCAAGGTTGGCGCTTGGGAGCGTGGCGAGTTTGTTGGGGTGGTGTTGTTTGCTTGGGGAATGAATAAGAACCTAGGCTCGCCGTATGGGTTAAATATCTCAGAATGCTGCGAGTTGGTTAGGGTTGCGCTTCGCGCACATGTTGTTCCCGTTTCCCGAATTTTGGCTTTTGCTTTGCGTTTTCTCAAGGCTCAAAGCGCTGGCGTTCGCTGCGTGGTTTCCTTTGCTGATCCTGTTGCCGGCCATCATGGCGGGATTTATCAGGCTGGAAATTGGATTTATGCCGGCCAGAGCGCGGGCAACTATGAATGGCGGCTCCATGGTAAACGCCTAAACAAGCGCGCTTATACCGGCGTCAATTTTGGCAGTCCTCGTCTTGATGTTCCGGCGGGCGCCGTAAAGGTGCCGCTTCCTGGTAAACACCGCTACCTCATGCCGCTTGATAAAGCGATGCGCGATCAGATTGCGCCGCTTGCCAAGCCATATCCTAAGCGTGCGAAAGAACAGGACGCCGGGCACCCCCCGGCGCTGGGCGGCGTGACTCCGACCCGCACGCTCCAACAATAAGGCCAACCAGAATGACCGTTGGCCGCAAGCCTAAGCCCACGCACCTAAAGCTAGTCACCGGCAACCCCGGCAAGCGTGCGCTTCCGAAGGCTGAAGCGAAGACGGCGCCCGCGCTGCCTTCCCCGCCGCCGCACTTGGCGGACGAGGCAAAGGTGGAATGGGGTCGGGTGTCTGAGGAGCTTTACAAGATCGGCCTGTTGTCCGGTGTGGATCGCGCCGCGCTTGCCGCGTATTGCCAGGCCTATGCGCGCTGGGTGCAAGCCGAGCGCGCGATTGCTGAAATGGCCAAGCGCGACCAGCTTACCGGCGGCTTGATGATCAAGACCACGAACGGGAACGCAATTCAGAATCCGCTTGTCGGCACGGCGAACAAGGCCGCGACTGACATGGTGCGCTTCGCCGCAGAATTTGGGATGACGCCAAGTGCCAGGAGCCGGATTAACGCCACGCCGCCCGTCGAAGGGGAGCAAGACCCCGCCGCCGCCTACTTCTGACGCCCCGGAAGACGCCACAACCGCCTGGGCGCGTGATGTGGTAGCCTCCCGCGTTATTGCGGGGCCTCATACGCGCAATGCTGCCAAGCGGCACTTGGCGGACCTAAAGGGCGCCAAGCCGCGCGCCTTGGCTTGGGATGTCACCGCCGCCAATAAGGCGATTGGGTTTTTTAAGGACATTCTAAGGCTGAATGGTGGCCAGTTTGAAGGCGAGCCGTTCACGCTTCATGCTTCGCAGAAATTCATCGTCGGGAGCCTATTCGGCTGGAAACGGGCGGACGGCACTCGGCGCTTTCGCCGGGCCTATATCGAGATTGCCAAGGGTAACGGAAAAAGCCCCCTTATGGCCGGGATCGGTATGTGGTGCCTTTTAGCGGACGGCGAGGACCGGGCCGAGGTTTATGCGGCGGCGTCGAAAAAGGACCAGGCTATGGTTCTTTTCCGGGACGCGGTGGCGATGTTTCAGCAGTCGCCCGCGCTATCGGGCAGGCTGACGCCCTCCGGCGGAAACCCGGTGTGGAATTTGGCGGACCTTAAGACGGGCAGTTTTTTTCGCCCGATTTCCAGCGATGACGGGCAGTCTGGCCCGCGTCCGAGTTGCGCGCTTTGCGATGAAGTCCACGAGCATCGCAACGGCACGATGATTGAAATGCTGGAACGCGGGTTCAAGTGGCGCCGGCAACCGTTGCTGATTATGGCGACCAATTCCGGCAGTGACCGGCAATCGGTTTGCTGGCAGGAGCATCAACACGCGGTGCGGGTGGCAGCCGGGACGCGGGAACCGGACGAGGCCTATACCTTCGTCGGGGAAGTGCTTGACGATGAAGCGTTCAGCTTCGTCTGCGGCCTTGATCCCGGCGATGACCCGCTAGAAGACCCGGCCTGTTGGGTGAAGGCTAACCCGCTGCTAGGCGTCACGGTTCAAGAGGACTATCTCGCCGGAGTGGTGCGGCAGGCGAAGGCGATACCCGGCAAGCTGAACAACATCTTGCGGTTGCATTTCTGCCAATGGACAGAATCAGACACCGCCTGGATGTCGCGACCGGCGCTTGAGGCGGTCCTGAGTGAGTTTGAGCCGGAAACGGAGCATACCGGCGAGCGGGTTTTTTGCGGGCTGGACCTTTCCGCCACGCAAGACTTGACGGCGCTGGCTTTTGTTGTCCCCACCGGCTTTGTGGATATGCCCGGCGAGGATGGCACCACGGCGCGTTTGCCGACTTTCGATGCTTGGGTGGAAGCCTGGACGCCCGGAGATACACTTGCCGAGCGGGCGTTGCGGGATAACGTGCCCTATGATCTTTGGGTAAAGGACGGTTTTCTGAATGCCGCGCCTGGCCGAATGGTGCGCTTTGATTTTGTCGCCGCGCGCTTGGCGGAATTGGTCGGGCTCTATGAGATCGCGGCGGTGGCCTATGACAGCTACGGCTTCAAGCGGCACTTTGAGCCGGAGCTTGATGGCCTTGGCGTGACGCTGCCCATTGTGGAACATCCGCAAGGCGGCAAAAAGAAGGGCGCGCAAGGGCTTTGGATGCCCGGCAGTAAGCTAATCCTAGAGCAGCTTATTCTCGAAAAGCGGATACGGCTACGGCGGTCGCCGGTTCTGATTTCTGCGATGATGTCCGCCACAACGGAAAACGATCCGTTTGGCAATTTCTGGTTTTCCAAGCGCAAGGCTGTGAACCGCATTGATGCGCTTGTCGCGCTGGCGATGGCAGTAGGGGCCGCGACGGCGCAGGCCGAGGGTAAATCATTTTGGGAATAGGAGGCGGGATGCCCTTCTGGTCACGCCTCTTTGGGCGAAAAACACTTGAACAGCTTCCACCTTTCGCGCGCTGGCCTGAAAGCAAAGCTGGCATTGAAATTAACACCACAACCGCGCTTGGCGCTGCGACAATCATGGCTTGCACGCGCGCCATCGCCGAAGGCGTGGCGCAGACTGAAATCAAGTTTCATCGGCAGTCGGGCGGAAAAGAGCGCATTCTTGATCATCCGCTTTTGCCGATCCTGACAAGGCGCCCGAACCCTTGGCAGACTAGCTTCGAGTTTCGGGAAACGCTGCTTTTCCATCTGGTTCTTTGCGGTAACGCTTTCGTCTTTGTCAATCGCGTGCGCGGGCAAGTCGTGGAATTGATACCGATCGAGCCCGGCAAAGTTTGGGTGCAGCGCAATCCTGACATGACAATGACTTATACCGTCACTTTTGAAAACGGGCGCGCGGCAACCTTGACCGCCGCAGATATTTGGCACTTGCGCGGACCGTCCTGGAATAGCTGGATGGGCCTTGAAGCTATCAAGGTGGCGCGTGATGCCATTGGCCTCAGCATTGCCCTGGAAACCTCGC